CCCCACAAGGGGGGCCCCGGAACACCTTTAAGGAGGTGCCATGCCCTATTTCGTGAACGAGAAGACTTCCGGCTCGTCGATTTCCTCTGGGAGGGAATCGGTTGCTGGGAATATATCTTCTTCGTTCATCGATTCTACCAATGCGTATGACTGTGTATACAGTTGGCGTACTGGTAGAGGAGTTGATCTCAATAAAATGCTCCCGGAGCCGGGTAGCGAGGGAAACCTCGCTGAACGACTCCTGGCTCGCAAGAAGGTAATTGAGCGTGAGCTCAGTGCCCTCGAGCGATCTGCCCAAGGTGACAGTGCCAATTTCCTTACTAAGGATTTTGGACACGACTTTGGGGTTTTGCACTTCAATACTTTAGCATCTACAGGATCCGTGACAACTGTCAAGGACGTCGGACGATGGTATGAAGAAGAAAAGGTTTATCAAAACCCAGTTCCTTCTACCGCTGCTCGAATGATGGAGAACGGCAATATTAATTATAATACTGCTGATCTTTTTATTCCTGATAATGGTGAGTATTTCCGTGCAAAGGGAGCTACGCTTCCCAACACGAACATGTCGACGGTTCCCGCAAGGTTTCCACCTTACGGAAACGATCAGGTTGGAAATTCAACGCGTTTGATAAACGCAATGAATCCCTTCGCTAATCAGGCAAGCTTCCTCGCTACTGCGAGTGAGCTGCTTCGTGGAGATGTCCCCAAGATCCTTTATGATCTCCGCAAACATCGTGAGCAGATCCTTCGTCTGAAGGTTCAGTTCAAGTCGTTTAAAGAGGTCTCGAAGGCTATGGGTGACCAATCTCTTAACATACAGTTCGGCTGGGCTCCTATTATTCGCGATGTTGCGGCAGGGATCTCTGTTTTGCTTAATGCAGACAGGGCTCTCTTCCCATCAGACGAAACTAGGAGGCGTCGTGAGACACCTGTGACGAGCATGGGTGGTCAAACCACCCAGGCTGTAGAATGGGGTATTACTCCACATCTACGCAACCGTTACAGCGGGTTTCCTACGGAGGCTAATTCGCCTCTCTGGAACTCCCGCTCACCCTCTGGATTTGTCCAGAGAGTGTCGTTGCCGACAGAGGTGGCTCTCCATATGACAACAGATTTGAGACTGACTGCGAAGTTTCGAACAGGCCTCATTCCCAACCAAGCAAATAATGGCTGGTTGGACCGAGGTCTCGATCTTCTTGGTCTTCGTCTCACTCCTGAAGTGATATGGGAGCTGACTCCATGGTCATGGCTTATCGATTGGTTCTCATCAATGGGATCCATTATCGCCAACGTTTCAACGCTTGGCGCGACTAATGCTATTCTAAACTATGCCTACAGCACATATAGATGCCGCTTCACAGCGTCATATAATGTGCGGCATCCTGTTATTGCCCCAAGCTCCAGTGATGGAGTAAAGTCAGTAACAGGGAAAATCGGTTTCGTTGAGAAATACGATTTTAAGCAGCGAATAGCAGCCTCTCCATTCGGTTTTTCCGTCTCCATGCCTAACCTTTCGGTTACACAATGGGGAATCCTCGCGTCGCTGGGCTTAGCCCGGCAACGTTAGAAAATTCCAAAATAAACGAATAATAATTCAATAGGAGATTATTATGGCATATGCAGATCCTCAGTCCGTTACGATCGGAACCACGCCGGGAGCTCTCTCGCTTGTGCGAGTGAACTCGGGTTCGGAAACTGGAAAGTTTGCGAACTACGACGCGAAGACCAACCTTTCGGTTGGTACGACCTACGGTCGTCGAAACCGCCATCAGGCGCGTGTCGACTTCTCGAAGGTCACGGCAGACCCGCTGGTCGCGAGCACCAATGTGCTCGTTTCCGGCTCGGTCTACCTGGTGATCGATGTTCCCACCAGCGGTTTTTCCGCTGCAGAGCAGAAGGACCTTGCAAAGGCCCTCCTGAACTGGCTGACCGCCTCTTCTGACGCAGCTCTTATCAAGCTGATCGCCGGAGAGAACTAATGCCTGAGAGCGTGTGGTTCGCACTGATTCTTATCAGTGCGCTCACATGTTTCTCGATGGGCATTACGGTCTCGTACCTGTCTCAACGACGGGTAGTAGGAACTAACGGCTGAATAATCATTCAGACCTGCGTAACATAATAGCTGGATCCTAACCCCTATTTAAAGGAGCAAAGATGAAAAGCCAGATCGATCTCCAAATAGCCGTAACTGAAGATCAGCTACGACTATTCGGTGTCCCCTTCGATCGCGATATTGCAACAATTATATCGCGAGTTGAACATGAGGGTGAGGAATTCCTCACTCTCACGCTGCCAGCATTTGGCAAGAGCTTTGACAAAGCTCTTGACAAAGGATGGTTCGATCACAATGCCTTTTCCGGTTTTAAACGGAGTGGGAAGAGTGACGTAAGACCAGCCTTTCTAAAAGGACTGATCTCGCGCGTGTTCAACTCAGAGGGACGCATCCTCGCGGACGTCGATCCCCACGCTATCAGAGCGGTGAGACAGGTATCTTACCTGTTCTCGAAGCTTAACGAGCTTCCTACCCCTGAAAAGGTAGAAGCCTCTCTGAAGCAATATGTGGAGACCGACAGGAGCATCTCGAACGTCATAGATTCCGAACTCCGTCAGGAGTTTAGGGCTATGGCACGTGAGATGTACGGATCGCACTTTTCTCGTATGGAGCGGAGTCTTTTCGAAGACTCATTCCTTACTCGGGCAAAGCACGGTCCGGGAGCAGTTTCTGAAGCACTTAGTGCCAATCAGAAATGGAATTCTCGTGTATGGTCGGAACGCCTTTCGCGTTTCTTTCCCGCTCACGAGTATCTCCGTACTGGATCGAAAGATACAGACGTAGACATATTCCTGCTCCCCCCGGCGCAGGAGTCACCTTCAAGGGTGATTCCTGTACCTAAAACGGCAAAGGGTCCTAGGATCATCGCTGCCGAACCGGTTTATAATCAGTTCGTACAACAGGGCCTTTCGGCTATGTTTGCAAACTGGATGTATACACATCCAGTTGTCAGCTATGAATACCAGGAGCCGAATCGCCATCTTGCCCGTAGGGGCAGTATGGACGGTTCGGTTGCGACCATTGACCTCTCTGAGGCCAGTGATCGCGTTTCCCTTGCGCTCGTCAAGACCTTATTCAGGGACCACGCTCATTTGTTGAGTGTGATTCTTGCTTGTAGGTCTCAGCGAGCCGTACTCCCGGATGGCGAGTCAATCGCCCTACGGAAGTTCGCGTCTATGGGGTCGGCGCTTACGTTCCCATTGGAAACGATTATCTTTTCGGTAATCGCGTACATGGGTGTAAAGCGCTCCGCGATGGACGTTGATAAGGCCATTGAAGATGGTCTTATCAGGGTCTACGGAGACGATATTATCGTCCCCGTAGGCGCCGTAGACGAGACTATTCACCTACTCCACGCCTTTGGCTTGGTTGTGAACACCGATAAGTCTTTTTGGAATGGTAAATTCCGAGAGTCTTGCGGTGGGGATTACTACTCAGGCTTTCCGGTTAATCCGGTAAAGTCCCGCAGGCGTATTCCCAGGTCTCGCAGTGATGTTGACGAAGTTGTGTCCATTGTTGCGTTCAGAAATCTGTACATGCAAATGTACGGACCTACTGAACTGGTCACAAGTCTCGATGCCTTCATTTCAGGGATTATTCCCTTTCCTGAGGGGTACGAAACGACAGCTGCTCTAGTTCGATGGTCGCCCCACCCG